CTGCGCATTATTCAGCTGGAGGCGGTGCAGGAAGAAATGGCTAACGAATTTCGTGATCTGCTTGTTGAGAAATTCAAAGACAGCAAAGTAGAAACCTTTATTGGTACTTTCACCGCCTGATTTCATTACTGCAAATGCCCCTGCGGGGGCATTTATGGAAACGTAATTGACTCAATAATCGCCGGATGGTGAGGGCTTCCTTTTACCAGAATTCAGCGCGGTGCAGCGCATATAACGTGGAGAACAAAATGTCATTTATTAAAACTTTTTCCGGGAAACATTTTTATTATGACAGGATAAATAAAGACAACATCGATATTAACGATATCGCGGTTTCCCTTTCAAATATCTGTCGCTTTGCCGGCCATCTTTCACACTTCTACAGCGTCGCCCAACATGCGGTGCTTTGCAGCCAGCTGGTACCGCAGGAATTTGCTTTTGAAGCGTTAATGCATGATGCAACAGAAGCGTATTGCCAGGACATCCCGGCTCCACTGAAACGCCTTCTTCCTGACTATAAACGGATGGAAGAAAAAATAGACGCCGTAATCCGTGAGAAATACGGGTTACCCCCGGTTATGAGTACGCCCGTGAAATATGCCGATCTCATCATGCTGGCAACCGAACGCCGCGATCTCGGGCTTGATGATGGCTCTTTCTGGCCCGTACTGGAAGGTATCCCGGCAACAGAGATGTTCAAAGTTATTCCACTGTCGCCAGGCCATACCTATGGGATGTTTATGGAACGCTTTAAAGAGTTAACTGAGTCGTAAAAATCAGCACGTACGAATTCAAACTCTGCCATAAAAGAACATATAAGTAATTTATTAACATATAGATATAGGTTATATTACAAATTGAAAAATTATTGGAGAGCAACAATGAATCAAAATCCATTCTCATTCTATGACTTTCTTGGATATTTAATACCAGGTGGTTTTTTTATCCTATTAATGTATTTCTGTGGTTTGACATTCGATCTAGATATTGTTATTGACTTAAGTGAATTGCTCAGAGGTCAAAGTCAAATCTTTGGCATTTTGAACTACGCTTCAATAGTTATTATATCTTATATAGCTGGACATTTTATTTCTATCACGTCAGCATTTTTTATCGAAAAATACATGAATAAAGAATTAGGATATCCTTCCAAATATCTATTTAAAAAATTGATAGATACCTCAGAAAGCATTTGTAGCCCATCATGCGATGAGAGAAGCGCTGATAAAAAAACAAAAATAAAGAATCGCATAATCAAATGCGTATTATGCCCAATAATACTATGGGATTTTATAACACAAAAACTATGTTATTCTCAATCTCTACCATTTCATTTAGCTAATACAACATGGTTAATGATCAAAGAAGGTTATGAGAAAAAGTTCATAACAAATCGCCAATTATTACAAGATAAAAACGGACTTGATGATGATCTCTTCAGATTGGCATATCATTATGTTTATGAGTTTTCAAAACAACATCAAACAAAAATTCAAAACTATGTTGCATTATATGGTTTTTGCAGAAACATATGTTTAATCTTTATAATTTCATTTTGGGTATCAGTTCCAACCTTTATTTATCGATTATGTACTCATAGTGATTATCTTTATAGTTTACTTTCAATAATGCTTAGCTTTTTCTTCGTCTATGTTTTCTATGTTGGTTTTGTTAAATTTTATAGAAGATATACTTTAGAAGTATTAATGGCATTTGCTGTACTTCAAAGTAACGACACTATTCGTTAATAATGTTGCTCCCGTGTGCAGACGGGATAATGGAGAAACGTATGCTGAACCTCGATTGTGTTCCTATCTCAACTTATTGCAAAGAAACTGGCGAAACTCCTGAAGCAATAAACAAACGTGTACAGCGCGGTGTTTGGCGTGAAGGTGTTCAGGTTTTAAAGGTTGAAGGCGTTAAGGAGAGGTGGATTGATCTTAGTGAGGTTGCAAAATGGGCCAGACAAAACTGCTCAAACTACCGCGCGGCGTAACAATCAGGAAACACCGCCAGGGAGAAACGATCAATATAACTTTCACCTACAAAGGAGTTAGATGTCGTGAGCCGCTTTCCAATCTGGAAGTAACACCAAAGAACATTAAATACGCCGAGCGTACACTCGGCGAAATCCATAATAAGATCGAAAGGGGAACATTCATTTATGCAGAATATTTTCCCCGTTCTGCTCGTTTGAAAATTTTTGGTAATGCTGCTGCAGGCAAAACGGTAAAGATGTACCTGGACGAATATCTTGAAATCTGCGAAACAAGAAAACTTTCACCCTCTACGATTGGTGGCTATAAAAAATGCCGTAGTGCGTTAGCCTCACTTCACATTTGCCCTGCAAGTGAATTAACACCAGCAACCCTGAAAGCGTGGATTCAAAATCAGAAAACGACCTTAAAAACAATTCGCAACCAGTTATCTTTCCTGCGGTCAGCACTTGATGAAGCCGTGACCGATGGGGTACTTCAAATTAACCCCGTATCGTTAGTAACAGCTTCGCGCTACCAAAGTGATAAGTCAGAAGCAGAAAGCAGCTACGTAGTTGATCCGCTATCACCAGCAGAAGTTGATGCATTACTAGCAGCAGCCGGAAACAAACAATGGGAAAATCTGTTCCGGTTCGCTATACATACAGGCCTGCGTAGTTCTGAATTATGTGCCCTTCGATGGCGTGATATCGACTTTGTTGGAAAAACTGCCCATGTCCAGAGCGCAAGTGTTGTCGGTGTTATCAAAGGGACAAAGACAAAAGCAGGTACTCGGAAAGTTGAACTGACAGAAGAGGCAATGTTGGCGCTGATAAATCAGAAGCCATTTACATTCATGAAGGATACTACTGTCTTTGAAGATCCAAAGACCAATAAGCCTTGGGCAAGTGCTGATGCAATCAGGAAAAAAGCATGGGTGCCAACATTGCGAAAAGCAGGTATTCGTTACAGAAATCCATATCAAACTAGGCATACATTCGCCACCCGCCATATCAGCCGGGGAGCAAACCTGTTTTGGCTTGCAGCTCAAATGGGGCATAAAGGGCCGGAAATGTTATTTCGTCATTATGGTTCATATTTAAAGGAATATGACGGTAATACGACCAGCAATATCACAAAAAAAGCCACTTAAGTGGCTTTATCAATTAGGAGGCTCTCGATTTAAGCATTTCCGTACACTTAGCAAAGAGCCTCTCAGTTGTTAGAATCGCAACTTCAGACTGTTTAGAAGTGACCGATTGATCAAGTCGATAGTCTGCAACAATCCTCTGAGCTTTAAGTTGACTCAGGATAAAACTAATCCCTTTTAGATATCTAGCTTCATATACTTCACTTCCTCTTGAAGCATCGCCCTGCAAATAATTGATTAGCCCCTGATGACTGTCTTTCGGCCCGTTTACCATACAAGGCAAGACATGATGGTAAGCGCCATAGTAGGATCTTGCTATAGCATTTCGATAGCCGATTTCGTCATTACGTTGATGACAGTCTTTTGCAAAACCGAGAAAATCTTGACTATTAACCGGCATGTGCAACCCTCCGGGTAATCAGACCTAATTCGGAGATAGCATTCTGCTCAATATGTGTGTCTTTACATTCAAACCAAACAGCAAAATCTTTACCGACTAAACAATCGTGCTCAGCCATTGAAAAAGCAAGCTCAATATTCATATCAGCGATTTGTTCAGCATCAGAAGACTTTGTCATGAATACAATCGCATTCACTTTCTCTTCCGAAATATTATAAAAACGCATTCCCGAAAGATGAACCTTCTGAGAATCCATGACATTGGCTACATTATTGAAAATAAGTTCATATTCTAAACCAGAAAGATCGGCACGTTGCTTAAAGGATTCGACCTGGGAAACAACTTCATCAAGATTGTTGTCCATTTTTTCAGGCTCCTTATCTCCGAACAATTTAGAGTATGACTGGAAATACTTCTCCGCCAACGCCATCTTCCCCATAAAGAGGGAGTTTTCATAAGCTTGAAGATAAATAAACGGGGATATGAAGCTTTCAGCAAGCTTAATGCTTGTTTCAAAGCTTTTCTTCAACGTACCGTAATCTGACAAGAAAACAAGAAAATTCTTTGCAACAACCTCATTATGGCATACCTGCAAGGAACGCTCAAAGAAGCCTATCGCCTCATTCACTTGGCCATGTGCACCATAGACCAACGCTAAAAGATAGTCCTCAGAGACAGGATCTCTAAGTGCTTCAATCTCACGTAACATCCTTCTAAAGCTAAAGTCATCAATCCTCACTCCATCTTTGAGGTATTTAGTTAGCCGCGCGCTAATAACTGATGCTTTTTTTGCTGGCTGCAACATTAAAAACCTTATCTTACAAATAGTTGGTAATGATGTTGAATTATTTTTTGTTCTTTATGGCTAATAAGATTACATGAAGGGACAACTTCTGACCACCTTAGAAAACACTCACTTTAGTAACAAGAGTCAATAATATTGTTGACAAATCACAAAAAAACAAACTTATCCAAAACAATCTGGTTTATCACAAAGCCTCTGTGCATAAATCTGTGCATAACATCATTTTTACACACATTTTTTATAAAAATATTTTTTAGCAAAAAATGCTATCTATCTCCGAAACTGCAACCACAAACCATTAATTCCAAATGAAACTATTTTAAAATAAATAGTAAGACAGTAACAGGACAGAAAAAGTTCCGCAAAAGAGCCGCTTGTAAAATCAACAATATTTGGCTATTTAAATTCAATGAATTACATAACTATGGACACGGGTTCAACTCCCGCCAGCTCCACCAAAATTCTCCATCGGTGATTACCAGAGTCATCCGATGAAGTCCTAAGAGCCCGCACGGCGCAAGCCCTGCGGGCTTTTTTGTGCCCTCAATTTGTCCCGCGAAGTCCGAAGAAAACTAATTAAATCCGATCCTTTTAGGCACCTTGTTAGGCACCTCATAAAGCTTTATTGTTTTTTGAGGTGCCTAAAACTATGGAAACCCGGCAATGGCAAGACAAACCAAACCTCTATCCGTTAAAGAAATAGAATCAGCCAAACCCAAGGAGGCGGACTACGTTCTCTATGATGGCGATGGCCTTGAGCTACTCATTAAATCCAGCGGGAGTAAAATCTGGCAGTTTCGCTACATTCGCCCTGTCACCAAGAAACGAGCAAAGAAGAGCATAGGCTCCTACCCGTCAGTTACCCTTGCCGATGCCAGAAACTACCGTGCAGAGTCCCGCTCACTACTGGCTAAACAGATCGATCCGCAGGAACATCAGCAAGAACAATTGCGCAGTTCGCTGGAAGCCAAAACCAACACTTTCCAACTCGTAGCTGAACGTTGGTGGAATGTGAAGAAAGCCAGTGTGACAGAGGACTATGCGGAAGATATCTGGCGCTCTCTTGAAAGAGACGTCTTTCCTGCGATTGGCGACGTTAGCGTTACAGATATTAAAGCTCATACACTGGTTCAGGCCGTACAACCGGTTCAGGCCAGAGGAGCACTGGAAACTGTTCGTCGCCTGTGCCAACGTATTAATGAGGTCATGATCTATGCCCAGAACACAGGGCTGATTGATGCTGTTCCCAGCGTTAATATCGGTAAAGCCTTCGAGAAGCCTCAGAAAAAGAACATGCCCAGCATTCGACCGGATCAGCTACCTCAGTTAATGCAGACGATGCGAACAGCCAGCATTAGCCTTTCCACACGCTGCCTGTTCATGTGGCAACTTCTTACTATTACCCGCCCTGCCGAAGCGGCTGAAGCTCTCTGGGAAGAGGTAGACATAGAAGCGCGAGAGTGGAAGATTCCTGCAGCACGCATGAAAATGAACCGCGACCATACTGTTCCATTGTCAGATGAAGCAATTGCGATACTAGAGATGATGAAGCCGTTAAGTGGAAATCGAGAATTTATCTTTCCCAGCCGCATCAAGCCAAACCAGCCGATGAACAGTCAGACCGTAAACGCATCGCTAAAACGCGCAGGTTTTGGTGGGGTGCTCGTTTCACACGGCCTGCGATCTATCGCCAGTACAGCCCTTAATGAGCAGGGATTTCCACCTGATGTTATTGAGGCTGCACTTGCTCATGTGGATAAGAATGAGGTTCGTCGTGCGTATAACCGTAGTGATTATCTTGAGCAGCGACGGCCTATGATGCAGTGGTGGGCTGATTTTGTGATGGCTGCAGATCACGGTAGTATGATTGAAGGAGGGATAAAGGCAATGCGGTTAGTTGGATGACATGTCGTAGCTAAAACCCGTTCTGTTTTTGGGTAGATTAACCTGAAGGTCTGCAATTTTAAATGACGCTGAAAGAAGTTAAACCCTGCTCTTAAGCAGGGTTTTTATGATTTATTCTAATTTTGGTTTTGAATCTTTCTATTTTAAATCAGCCTTTGCGGCTCGAATATCTGCGTTTTTTGCTGAGTATTCCCATTCGTCAGCGATTCTAAATAGCATTGCAGAAGTACGGACGCAGTGGGGCATTGAATTTGCCCATTCTCGGTACTGCTCAGCTAATATCCTTTCTTGGTTTCCACCTTCGTAACGCATACGAGCAAATACCCCCCTTTTATTGTACCTACCAATTTGTATACCTTGCTCTAACTCATCAGAAGATAATATTTCAATGATGTGCCGAATTGCTTCATGTGGCCAGGAATTATCTACTGAGCTATTAGGGGCATGTGCCAGAATTTTTCCTATTACATGATCAGTGATTTCTTGGCGATGATGCAATTTTGCTAAATGGCGTACATTCTCACACCAATCTTCAAGTTTATCTTGATCAATTTCATTGTCTATCTGCCCTGGTAGTATTCGTAATTTTTCAAGTAATCTGTATATAGAAGTAGCTCTTTTAACTTCCAACTCCGATGGTTCTGTTTGTTCATCTTCGTCACTACGATATACAATACATATTGCTTCTATAAAAACCTCTGGCTTTTTCATCATTAGACGATGCAGGATAAGTGGCTCATCGCTATCCGGAAAACAAGGCAAGTAGGTCATTTCTTTAAATGCCAAATCTGTTTCAGAAACATCGTTACGTTGTTTGAGTTCATCAAAAACTTTTTTTACATAGTACGATAGCATTGTATCAAATTGGATATCCTGGCTATTTATTTCTTTAACGACTATATCTAGAAGATATAAAAGTGTTGTAGATGGAATCTCAGAAAGGCGTTGATTTGCTGATATAATAGCAGCAAGACCCCGGCCCCTTTCTATATATTTATCCATAAGAACAAATAAATCCGAAGTTTTACCCATCATTGCAATGGGTTGTTTTTGCAACCAATATTTTTCGTTGATGTTATCTTCAAACCCTTCAATAATGCTCCATATCTCTTGTGAGTCTCTTAACGATGCTAAGATTTTCCCAGCCCTATCAGGGGTAATTTTAAACTGTTTAAAATACACTTTTATTTTATTAAGCCATTCAGCACCAAAGCATTCAACACCATATTGCATTAACAACCCACAAACTTCATCAATATTTTTTTTGTTGTTAATAAGCATTACAAACAAATCATTTAATTTTTCTTCATCCAACGAGAGTGCTGATATATGCCTTGCTGCAATAAAAACATTATTAACTTGTTGAAAAAGGTCTTTCACCCCAGACAAACCTAAAGTAAAGTATATTTCCCTAAGTTTTTCACTTCGCATTTCTGCGACAGAAGAAAAAATTCCGCCAGCATTTTCAATTGACTCTTCAATATCAGAATCCCAATCATTGAAAATCCATAAACTGGCTCTAACCATGTCAATTGGTTTATAATTATCAAGTATTTTCGCTATTTTTTCCATAGACTCAAATTTAAATGCCCAGTTCGCATCTGAATATTTTTTATGGCGAGAATACTCATGACGCAAAGCCTCCCATACGATGAACTGATCCTCTTCAGTTTGTTGAGAAAGGCAAAGTTCAAGATGAGAAAGTGTTTCATCTATTGCATTCTCAGGGAATGAGCTTAAATGAGAGATTAGGATTTCCCATCTTGTTGGGAGTATACCTGCAAGTTTAATTGCTTCTTGGATAATAAAGATTTGCCCCTCCCAAACAACGCCCCACGTTAGTTTTTCTACATCTTTATCCGACTCTCTGAACTTCATTTTTTGGTTTTGATCAGAGGTATCATGGGAGCGAGGAAGGAGATTTTGTAACAAACTCCACCCAATACTAGGAACAATAGTGATAATTTTTTTTATAATTGCATTTCTAACTTTTACTGGTGCCCATGTATTAGGAGACCATGCCAGAAAAATGGTTCTTAAACTATTAAGAGGGCGATCTGAGTAAGTTCCTCCGGGATCTATTACAGCGAGTTTTGCAAGACAGATTGCAGCGCGTAATAGATATGTTTGTTCCCAAGCCAAGGCTTCCAATGCCCATTTTAATCCATGATAATGACTTCGAGGAGTTAACAGCCCTTTATCTTCATTGAATATTGGAGCAATCATTTCCCCATTGCCCTTAAGCAATTGCTCAAGGGCATCAAGGAAAGGGCCAGGGGCAGCTTCTGCCAGCAGCGGAAGTTGATCTCGCAAACTAACAAATAGTCGATGGTCGTTAGCAAGTCCCGGAATACTCTGAACTATTTTGTTAACAAAATCTTGGGGTGTCATACCAGTAACCCGGAATTCGGCCTGTTCATGTAATATTGCCATATGTAGCAAAACTGTTGTCATTCCATTACGTAACCACGAGCTATAAGACGTTTTAATACCATTGTCAGGTACAAACAGATCTTCGGCCTTTGGTGGTTCAGGAATATAGGAAAAAACCTCTCTTACGGCCTTCTCAAAACGCTCCAGGTGTTCTTCACCCAGCAAATAGCCTAAATGTACAAAAGCATCTACCGACGAACGCAATGACCAAATATCATCTACTCGGTCAATTGGAGAATCGCGGCGCTTTGTTAATAGCCTTAATGGATTTTCAACTTGAGAATAGTCTGTATAGCCAGCTAGTTGCTTGAGAATTAACTTATCTTTCTCTGAACATGTACTCCATGCACCAGCTAATAAAGCAGGGAGCAACTCAGGGCTGTCTTTCCATTCAGGTGATTCAGCCGTGCTACTTGATATCTGGCGAGCCAAAACAGACAAACTTCGGCCACACTGCCGCGCTATTTGATAACTTTTATCTGAATCAAACCCCATAGATTCAAGAGCCTTACCTAAAGATATACTATCTGGGCGGATCAGAAGTTCGTGATCAGTTCGTGTTTCATCGGCTCCGGCACTTACTACTGTGTGAAGTGGTTTACTGAAT